TGTCTCTAACGGCGCTGAGCTCAGATTCTTATCCACCAACTCCAAAACCGCGCAAAGTTATCATGGCCACGTTTATGTGGACGAGTACTTTTGGATCCCAAAATTCGATGAGCTCAACAAACTCGCGTCCGCCATGGCAACCCATAAGAACTGGCGCAAAACCTACTTCTCGACCCCTTCCGCTAAAACGCACCAGGCTTATACCTTTTGGACGGGCGACCAATGGCGCCAAGGGCGAGATACCCGCGCCAATATTGAGTTCCCGACCTTTGACGATTATCGAGACGGTGGACGGCTCTGTCCAGACAAGCAGTGGCGTTACGTGGTCACGATTGAGGATGCCGCTGCAGGCGGTTGTGAGCTATTTGATATCGATGAGCTGCGCGACGAATACAGCAAAGACGATTTCGATAATCTGTTTATGTGTATCTTCGTCGATGGTGCCAGCTCAGTCTTTAAGTTCTCAGCCCTTGAGAAAGCCATGGTCGACATTAGCCGGTGGCAAGATTTCAAGCCCAATGACAACGATCCCTTCGACCGGCGTGAGGTGTGGTTAGGTTACGACCCAAGCCGAACCCGAGACAACGCTTGTTTAGTTGTGGTGGCCCCGCCTATTGTGGCCATTGAAAAGTTCCGAGTCTTGGAAAAGCACTATTGGCGCGGGTTGAACTTTCAGTACCAGGCTCAGCAAGTCTCAAAAGTGTTTGAGCGTTACAACGTCAGCTATTTGGGCATCGATACCACAGGCATTGGCGCTGGTGTGTATGACTTACTCAGCAAAAAACACCCGCGAGAAACCGTGGCCATTCAATACAGCAACGAAAGTAAAAACCGATTGGTGATGAAGATGATTGATGTGGTCGAAGCCAATCGCATTCAATTTGATGCTGAGCATAAAGACATTGCCATGGCATTCATGGCCATTAAACGGGCGACTACCAATAGCGGTAATAGCATGACTTTCAAAGCCGAACGCAGCGAATTAACTGGCCACGCCGATGCATTTTGGGCTATTTCACACGCTTGCATTAATGAGCCGCTCGACCACTCAGAAAAACGCAAATCAACTTGGCAGATGTAACTCTATGACTGAACAGAAAACAGAAACGATCACGAAAGAAAGCACCAATGATGAAAGCTTGATGTTTAGCTTTGGTGAGCCTGAGATCATGAATCGTGATTTTACCAACTACGATTACAGCGAACTGTATTACAACGACGATGGCGACTATTGGGAGCCGCCACTTGATAGAATGGGCTTAAACAAACTCACGCGAGCCAACGCCTATCACGGCTCTATCTTAATGGCTCGCCGTAATATGATTTCAGGTCGTTACATCCAAGGTGGAATGCAGAAGCAACAAATGCAATCGGCCGTGCATGACTTCTTGGAGTTCGGTGACACGGCCCTGCTTAAGCTGCGTAATTACTTAGGCAAAGTCATTGGGCTATGGCCTATTCCGACTATGTATTTACGCAAACGTAAGAATGGTAATTTTGCTTTCTTAGAGCGTGGCGAAAAACAGAAGAGTTACAAGAAAGAAGACATCATTTTCATCAAGCAATACGACCCCGTCCAGCAAGTCTATGGTGGGCCAGATTATCTGGGGTGTGTCCAATCCGCACTACTAAGCCAGGACTCCACCACCTTTCGCCGCCGGTACTATAAGAACGGTTTGCACATGGGCTTTATCTTCTACGCGACGGATCCCAACCTGAGCAAAGAAGACGAAGACGACCTAAAAGAAAAGATGGCTTCTAGCCGTGGCGTGGGTAACTTCCGCTCGATGTTTATCAATATTCCGAACGGCAATGAGAGAGGTATACAGCTCATACCCGTTGGCGATATTGCCACAAAAGATGAATACGAAAAGATTAAGAACGTGACTGCGCAAGAGGTGATAACTGGGCACCGCTTCCCCGTTGAGCTCGCTGCCATTATTCCTAATGGTGGGACCCGTGGTGACCCTATTAAATTCGATTACGTCTACTGCAAAAATGAAGTCATTCCAGCTTGCGAGATGTTCATGGACGCCGTCAATGGGGATCCCGAAGTGCCGGAAAGTCTGCATTTAACCTTTAACCTGGAGAACATTGCCACGTAAACACAGTGACATTTTTTGCAATTTTGTTTTTCGTTGCAATTCACGCTCAGCCCTTATCCACTAAGGGCTGAGGCGATACGAAACTGATCATCGAAAAAACACAAATGATCATCAAAAACCTGACCTAAAATACAGAAATCAATACATTTCAATCACTTAAAGACACAAAACAGATCAACACTGATCGTCAAAATTTCAATTTATTGCAATTTTTTGCACTCTTCGCAATTTTGTTAGGCGCCCTGTAAGCAATTCTCAGCCCTTCAATTATCCCCCATCCCCCGTTATTCCTAAAGGGCTCGCGGCTTATTAGCTTTCTATTACGGTCGCAGAATTTCGCTGAAATAGAATTGCGAAAAAATGAGATAAAAAACGTCGCAGGCGGGTAGGAGGAGTGCGTTTTCCGTGGGTTGAGCGTGCTTTCGGTGTGGATGTAAGACAGGCGTAAAACAGCCACCGTAGGGTGGCTGTTGGAGATAGTTGCGCTTTAAACTGGATACTAAGCAGATACTAAGCCATTGCTAATCCCAGCCTAAAAAATGAGAAAAGAACTAGAGCCGACACGCTGCATGCTAACAAATACTCTCGCTTACGACGCTTGACGAAGAAAGATATTAGCTTAACTAGCGATACCGTCATTATGATCATTATGAGGATATACATTAAAAATGTATAAATCGCCCCCAGAACAACGCCATAATCAATAATAAAATTTTTACCTGTAATCACGACAGCTGTCGCAAGAAATGCTCCTAATGCTTGCTCTGATAGAAAATTTACAAGCACACTAAACTTTATTGGTTTTTTATCAGTATTAATCTCAAAAAAATCAGTCAACATCGTTGAATTACTGCTCATTAAGCGAGGTAGCGTTACTTTTAGCAAAAACGCAGATGACAGAACCAAGTTAATAAAAATAACCTCATATAAGTTTACTGACGATCTACCAAGCTCCTGATAGCTAAGCAGCATTCCATAGTTAAACAAGCAGATCGAAGCACCGATCAAAACCGAGACAAAATAGAAAAAAAAATCCAAATTAAGTACTAGAGACTTAATTTTGCACAGCAACTTCATAGGAACATTTCCAGCTAGTAATCTTATTCAAGCAGTATAAACATTGATATTCCACATGTTAAATATATATCTGTCGCGCATGATTCATAAATTCACAAAATACAAAACTTTTCTTCATAACCCGACAACTGTGACTCATCTAGGTAAGTACGCCCCGAGAAAAACAAAAAGACATCCTCAAAAACCTGAGAACTGTATAAATCATCACCATAATTTAGTACCATGGGCCTATCATTTCGATAGGTTCATGGTGTCATATGAGAGTAATTTGCCCTGAGTGTGGTGAGAAAGCCCGCATACAAAAATCCAACCGAATTTCAGCGAGTTATAGTGATTTGTACTGCAGTTGTAGTGACCCCGAATGCGGCCACACATTTGTAATGAATCTAAGCTTTAGCCGCACTCTTAGTCCGTCTGCTAAGACGACTTCTCAGATAGCTTTTAACCTAGTCAAAGCCCTACCGCCAGAGCAGCGGCAAGAGCTTCAAAATCAGCTTTCAATGCTATAACGAAAACTTCGGTGTCTCTGCCTCTGCGGCCATCCTAATTATCGATTGGATGGCCTTTATTTTATCTGCGTCTAACTCGCCTTTATTGTCGGCGATCAAAAGCCCCATTAAGTACACACCAACTTGCGCACTATCAGCACGGGCTTCACTCATGGAAATACCGTCAATAATGACGTCAAGCGAGCGCTGAAACAGCATTTTCTTGTAAGGCATATCTACTCTCCTAGCAATGACACTCAGAATATTACTGTATATGCATACAGTGGTAAACAGGTGTTTTTAGTGATTGATTCACGTATTTGATAATTTGGTTTGATTAGAGCCTTCATAAAGCCACATTTTTAATGGCTTCCTCACCAATTTTCCTACCCCAATACAACATGACCAATCTAGCGTTCACGCCAAAGGCCAATCGTCAGACTCAATGATTTCCATATACTCACTCCAAGATTTATTCGGGCGCTTACTTAGAGTGATGTCAGATAGATTTGGCTGTTGGTATTCGTAGTCTTCGTCTTCTCCAGTCAAAGGTTCTGGCGGTTTAACCTTAACTTCTGTTAGCCAGGACAAATCTGGTTTGGGTTGGTGCTCTTCAACAAGCTGGGCTGGACGCACCGTTCCGCATGGCAAATGCTCCGCAGGGCGGATTCTTATACTCGTTTCATCATCAATTCGAATTGAGCTGCCTTGTTGCAGCGCGATTAAGGCTGAACTATCAATATTTGGCGGTAAACCACCACCTACAGAGTAAGGTTCTAATAATCGCTTAAGCTGATC